AAGGTGTCTGCATCAAAAGCCTGTACGTCAGACCCTATTGCTACGCCAATAGAAGTCCTAAGAGTAGCTCCACTTTCTGCAACTGGATCAGTTGTACCGTCACCAACGATCATCTCACCGTCACCTAGTACAGCCATTGCTGTAATAGCTCCTGTACCTGATCCTAACAAAACTCCACCATCAGTTAAACTAGATGCACCTGTACCACCGTCTGCTACAACTAGATCAGTAATACCTGTTATTGATCCTCCTGAAATACTTACGGAGTCAGAAGCTTGAGTAGCAATAGACCCAAGACCTATAGAGGTACGCAGTGTAGCTCCACTCTCAGCTACCGGGTCTGTTGTACCATCTCCTACGATCATTTGACCATCAGATAACACACCCATAGCAGTTACAGCACCTGTACCAGAACCTAATAGCACACCACCGTCTGTCAGTGAAGTAGCACCTGTACCCCCTTTGGAAACAGGTATGGTTCCTGTGCTTACAGTAACTGATCCCGTGGATGCACTTACAGCTAATGGACTATCTGCTGATATAGAAGCAACACCAGCTAAGGCAGATGCCAAGGTTGATTTTCTTACTTTGTGGGTTGTACCTGCACTAACATCTACTACAGCAAGAACATCGTCATCCGCAAGATTTATTTCAGATAATTCTGAAAGAGCAGTTATCTTTTTATTAGTAGCCAAGTGAACCTCCCCGTGTTAGCCTTCTAGCCAAGTTACATTAACTGTAGCTGTACCTGATGCAGTTATTGCTGCTATTTTATCACCTTCAACTACTGTAAAAATCTCTGGGCCACCTGCGTTTAGTTGTACTCCAGCAGCTACAGTTGCTGTAGGTGTAGCTCCTTGACCACCTTTGACTGCCACGTAAGCTAATCCAGTTACAGATATTCTTACTTTAGTTACTTGTGCAGGACACGCACCTGATCTGGTAGCTCCTGAAGTTGTAGTTGCTGCTAGGTTCTCGCTTGAATTTACTCTGTAGTAACTATTTTGTCTTGCCATGTTTAACTCCTATGCCTTTACATTTCTTTGAGAAGACATCTCGTATCCAAGCTCTACACCTTTTAACTTGATCTCTTCTTTTTTGAGGTTAATGTTATTTTCTAGTTCTAATCTTTCTAACTCTAGTTTACCAGCTTTTATTTGTAGTTCGTTAGCTTTTATTTCTGCTTCCATTCTAGAAGTCTCAGCTTCCATGATCATAGCTTGTCCCTGTGCTTGTGCAAGCTGTTCTTGTGGACTTGGCTGAGGTTCTACTGGCTGAGGTGGTGTAATATACTGATCAGTATCTTTTATACCCATCTCTGCACCAATTTCTTTAGCTAAGTTATATATGTTATCCGGTGAAACTATGTTTTGTGTTTGCTGTGCAATCTTTTCTATAAGACCTGCATAACTAGATAAATTATTAAGCCTAACATCCTGATCTCCATATCCTAAACCAACTTCTACGGTTACATCTAAGTCTTCTATCCAACTTGATGGGTCAACCTCATAGTAGCTGTTGTTTAATCTCATTACCTTTTTACCATCTTCATACCTTTGTATAAGGTTGTAGATAGCTTTGAACATACTTTTAACACCTGTTTCAGCAAAGATTCTAGCTATAAGTTCTACTCTGCCTTGTGCGTTACTAAGAGCACCTTGTACAGCACCTTGAGTTACGTGTGACTTTAGAATGTCAGCAGGTAGCCCCTGTGTAGCAGGATTTACGCCTGTACGCCCGGATTTTAATTTGTCCCAGTAGTCTAACATCTCAAAACTGTACTGCTGCAAGGCAGGTGTTTGTATAGGCTGTAGAGCATTAGGTGATCTGGTACGCACAACTCCACCGGGACGGTTGGTTAACAAGTCGTCTATGTTAACTTGACCTTCTACTATCTGGAATCGTCCGTTGTTAGCAAGGTACATATTATCCAAGAGGTTCCTTGTAAGTGTACTGCGTACTAACTGTATGTCTTGTACTGTCTCTGCTACCGATAGACCATAGAACTTGTGTGGAATCGGAATAGGACAGATAGAGCTAAATGGTATGGTATCTACTGGCTCTTTCTCTAAGATTTCATTACCAGCGTGTATCACTTTGTAGAGTACACCTACACCATTGTCCTCCATGTCTAGTCTGGTGTACGACTCGAATACTTCAACTGTGTCTTCAGACTTGGACATAGAGCCTATGTCTGTTACGTTTGTGTTGTCGTAAGCGTGTCTAGCCATGTACTCTTGGCTTGTGGTAATACCGTCTGCACTTGATCCAGAACCTGCTAAGTTTTCTACTATATCTTCATCAAACCCCATTTCTATAAGTTCGCCACGGGTCTTGTGCGATCTGTGACAAACAAACCTGAAATCTTCTAGGCTTTTAGCTCCACGATTTATCAGAAATTCTTCTGGTGGTACATTTTCTATGCTTACTTTACCACTTATCTTTGTGCGCGAAAATATAGCATCATGGCTTATTTCTTCTACTTCTACCATCTCCCCTGTCTGTGGATCAGGTATCTCTATTACTTTTATGTCTTCTGTGTGTTCTACTATCTCTAGTTCTTCGTCCTGCTGTAACAGGCTAAACTCTTGTTCTGTCAGCTTCTCGTAGGACTCTGTGGTTGTCTTCTCTACGTCTTCCCAGTAGTGTTTTACGATGCCTACTTTTTGTAAGAGAGCATCAAAGAAGAAGTTGTACAGTATGTCAAAACCATTGTTCTGTTTGTAGAACACATGGTTCACATAGTTCGTAGCCTGTTCTGCTACTTGCACGTCCTCTGGGCCATGTGGTGCAAAACGTACAACGTCTTTACCACTTGTAAAGATACGCATCAAGCTAGGCATCATCCACATTATTGTATCTTGAACGTCCGTGACAACTACCTGAGATCGTCCGTCTTCTTCGTTACCAAATGGTTCACCGTAGAAGTACTCTATTGCTGTCTCTCTCTGGGTACTTACTTCAGAGTCTATAAAAGAAGAACTCTCCTCTACCTCACTATCTACAATAGAAAGGACTTGCTCGTCAGATAATTTAGACATACACTACTTCCCTTTTTTACTCTTCTTCTTAGGTTTACTGTATTTCGTGTATTTTGTCATTATACTATACCCCTATGGTTATACTCAATTTTAGCATCAAAGTTGTACTTCTTGTAAACGGTGTTACTCGTCATTTTCTCTCCGAACCGTTCTACGGAAAGAGCAGCATACCTCATTGATGAGATTAGGTCATCTTTGATTGCAACCACTTTCCCATTTTTTCTATGGTACAACCTAAGTTCCTCAAGAGTTTCCTGACAGGACTCAAAAATTTGTAGACGGCCTGTTTCAAACCTTTGTAGCATTTCGCTGATACCAGCTTCAACTGAATTATTACCATTTATTTTCCCTTCTGCTGGTGGATTAGAAAAGTGCTCAGGGAGCATATAGACCCCCAAGTCTCTGTATTGCTGTGCTAACTGTATTCCAGAACCTTTATCGTGTTGTAAACCATCGTGAGGAAAAGCTACCGGGATACCCCTAGACCTAGAGTTCAACGCTGCTGCGTGTGTTATAGGTGTTTCCTTGCTTCTCCTGTATTCATCGTAGACGTATATTATATCGTTATCTGGATCAAGTGCTACCCAACTGAGTGCCGTGGGGTGATCATATCCAAAATCTATACCAGCTAAGACAAGATAGTGTTTAGGTATCTCAAAGTCTTCGCAAGTGATGTCCTCTTCTGATACAGGAAAGATCAAACCTGAGCCAAATACAGGTATACCTTTTGATCTCATATCCCTCTCAGCAGGGCTATAAACTGACAATAACTGTTCCTTGGTAGCTGGGTCTAAGTGATCCACATCGTCCCAAGTAGCAGTTATTAGAGATTGACCCGGTTTCAGTTCGTTTAAAAAAGAACTTACTACCTGAGTCATCCCTTTTTCCGGGGTAAACGTCATATAGACAATACCCCCTGTGTCTGCTGTTCTGGTTATACACTGACTGAAGATTTCCTGTTTAGGTTCCTCATCAAGCCAGACAACATCCACGGCCTCGCCCATGAACTTCTCGAACCCCTGTTCATAGGCTTTAAAACTTATGCTGGAGTTACCCCCTGACTTGTGTTTGACAAGTGCAGAACTAAAGGCGTTGGGTACTCCGGGTTTACGTACTGTGTTTACTATGTGTTCTTTGGGTACTGCACCGTGTCCTAACTTGGTAGGGTCTTGTGGTACTCCAAATAATTCTCTTTGTATAATATCTCTGGTGGTATCGTTACTCTCACCTGCTGCCCAAACTCTTACCGGGTGGTCAAATGTTTTACCCTCCCACCACTTAGGATACACCCCTGTCATGTGGTAGCTTGTTTCTGCTGCTCCACAGAATGTTTTCCCCACCCTGTTAGCTGCCATCAGAATACGTTGTGCGCTTCCCTTGCCCTCAGAGTGAAACTTCTTTTGGTAGTCGTAGGACTCATAATTTTTAATTCTGTTTTCTTCTATCCTACGTTGTTTCTCTTTGAGAAGCTCTAAGACTTTACCTCTGTCCAACTATTTTACTTCCTTTGGAAACTTTACCACGTTGTCTTTTACCAGCTTCTGTATCTGCTTGTCTATCTCTTCGTCTGTAAGCTCTATGACATCTTTCAAAGTGGTTTCTTGCTTCTGTACAGCATCGTATCCTGCTCTGCTGAGGATGTCCCTAGCTGCGTTTAGTCTCACTGTGTCCGACTCTGAACCAAGTAGTTCTTCTAGTACCCCTAGAGCAGTGGTAGCTGTTTCAGATACCTTCTCCTTGATCCTAGCTTCTATGTGTGTCCAAAGGTATCTTTGTGTTCTGTTTGCACGGTGTTTAAATACACCCTTGTTCTTCCCCGTGTACCCAGCTTTCTCGTAGGCTAAGACAACATCCATCTTGTCATCTACGAGGTATTGTACAAATTGTTGCTCACGTTTGGTAAGCTTTTTATCTATTGTCTTTGGATTCTTGTAGTCTTCGAAACGCATGGGGTACTCCTATGTTAACTAAATTATATCATAGTGTAGCACTAAAGTCAATAGCGTATTTTAAAATACCCCAAAAAATGTGGACAGACAACAATTAACATTATGCTACACCACGGGGGGGTCTGCTGTTACATATATATCACACATTGTACCAGTTTGTGTCCAGATTGCAACAATGTGTTGCATTTATGGTACACATAGGCCCGTGTTTCATGTGTAACAGTATTGGTAAGCTATTGATTACAATGTGTTTACATTGTGGTACAGTGTGGTTTAAAAAATCTAGGTGTTAGCATGTGTGTTCAATAGATATACATTTGATTGATATATTTAATTTATTAATGGTATTATTTACAATATACGCTGTACGCTGTTTTAAGCTTGTTACAATCGTTTTATTAGTTGGCTAGTATGTTAGTATATAAATGTATTAAACACGTGCTAAGAAGTTCTTAAAACGCTAATATTGATATAAACTGTATCAAAAGAGCAGCGCATTGTATGAGACAAAAAAAAACCCAACGCTGTTACACATCGGGTTTTAATTTGAGTTTGTTTAATTGTTAGGACATTAGTCTTTCGTGATAGTTAACTAGATAACCTCCCATGCCTATCATTGCAGAAAACAAAGGCTTTCCATCGATCATCCAAGGCTTGCCTTTGTACATGATTTTATAAATACCGTTTGGTTTCTCGATGACATATCCGGCTTTACGCAATTCTTTAATAGTTTCTTGAGTTTCTTTTTTAGTCCACATATGTACTGACATTAGTATTCTCCTTTAGGTTTGTTTAATCTCGACTGAATCAAAAACGGTATTTTTTTCTTTTGCTACTTCTTTAAACCTAGAAATACTGTTTTGTTCATGCATATCAAGACTATGTTGATTCTCGAAAATATGAATTTCTAGTATTTTATTATCAATATCATAAGCAATTACTTTAATCATTTTATATTCCCTTTATTTTTAAAGTTTCTGCATCAGTAGTGTACTATTTTTTTTAAAAGAATGTCAAACAAAAAGATGCAAGGTGCTAAATTAATAACACCTTGCCAAGTTTGGGAGAATAAACTCTAATGTTTTTTGTATGATACATTCTTAACAGTAGTATCCCAACAAGCGCGACAAGTACCACAATTATTTTCACGGGTATAAGCTTTACATTCTTTGCCTATTGGTTCGTGGTCTTTTGTGTGTACGGTACTCGTACAAATGTTATCAAAAGAAAAACTTTTATTATAAAATCCGTAATCACTTTGAAAATTACGTAAATAATTAGGTTTACCGTTTACTTTTGTACCAGAAATACGAACGCATAAATTTTTAGGTATTGCATAAACATTTATATATTTACGCTCTTGTGTTGGCAACCAATGCTTTATATTCGGTGTACGCTCACAAACAAGACAAATTGCTTTGAACATTTGTTCACTTTGTAAGTCACCAGCGTCAAACCAGCGATGATAATAAACATTAGTCTTTTTAGCTTGTCTCTCAATTTGAAATACCATTGCAGAAACCCACGTAAACAATTTGTCTTCTGACAATGCCTTGTTGTACTTTGCTAGGTTTAACTTGTAACCCATGTCAACCGATGGACGAAGCTTTTGCAATTTGCGTGCATAGCAACTGTTGCAACTTGTGCCTTTTATCTTAGCCAATTTAGAACCCGTTTGACACGCAAACGCATCAATTGAAAATGTGGTTCCGGGCATCTTAGTATTACCGTTTGAGATTTTACCGAACTCTATTGCGTCTTTTACTAGCATCTTATTCCCCTAACCATTGATTAAAACTTTTAATTTGTTTTGTTTGTACATCAAACCCAACACATGAAACATAAGTTGCATATCGATCTTTTAACAATGTCGGTGCATCTTTATTAGTACTATGTTGAAAGTTTATATATCTACGCATTTCTGCATTAGTTTTAAAAATTAAATCCATTATATTCTCCTTTGTTTTATTAATTTATACACATAATATATAGATAAATAAAACAATGTCAAATAAAAAATACAAAGTGGTAAAATTAATTACCACTTTGCCCTTTTTACTAGACGTTGAAAAAATATCTCGGAGTAGTAAAACCGTCCGATAACTTTCTGGTTTTGCTAATGGTTTTTTGTACATACATGGTATAATAACCGATACTAAATTTATTGAAAGTTTTTAAAGACTTTACTTGTAACCATTTATTTTTGGTTACGTGGTTTCTAACAATACCAGCAATAAGAACTTTATTCTTGCTATTCTTTACGGTAAAACGAAACCCGATAGTTCCGTCACTAAGTTCTAATGTTTCTATTCTCATTGTTTTTCTCCATTACTTTGTTTAAGACAAGATCAACATAGCACACTTAAAACACATGGTCAACTACTTTTTTTATTTTTATTTACTTGACATAATAAATAGTTCTTCTATAGTGTACACTTAAAACAAATGAGGTTAAAAATGAAAAGCTTTTACGACTATATAATATTTGCCATATTCTTGGCAACTATGTTATTTCTTTTGTCACTACCAACAATAAACTTGATATGACAAAAAAAGAACTTTTAAAACACTTGGAACAATTAGGCTATACTAATTATTTCATCAGCAACGAAGGCAATGGTGCCATAAATGTTCAATTTCACATTGAAGAACCACTTAGCTACATAGATTTTTGTGATATGATAGAACGTAAATACGATATGTTACCATATTGGTTTAAATCCACTTCTGAGAGACAAAAAAGATATGATCTGTACATCGGAGGTTTTTCTTATGATTGATAACGATACAATAATTTTAATTGAACTATTAATACAAAAGGGTGCAAGACGTGAAGACATTGAACACTTGGTTGATCTTGCTATATATAACCAACGTGAGCCAATGTATCTTGTAAACGAGGCAATCGAGGAATATAGTCAGAATTATTTTGAAAATATTCCAACAGTTTTACATTAGCACTTGACAATACTTTTGTCTTATGCTATTTTATACACTTAGTACACTTATTACACATAGTACTACAATAGAGGTTTCTTTACATAGTGTACTAAGTGTAGCAACAAATAGGAGTTAAAATGTTAGCAATATTAATTTTCTTAACAATGGCAACAGCCACACAATCAGACTACTTGAACCAAATAGAAGAAGATTACAATAATGGTGCTGAGTGGCATTACATAGAAGGTGGTCAATCACCAGACCCAGAAGCTAAACAAATCTTTGTAGAAGACAAAGTGTACTGGAAGTTAAAATGAACATCTTTTACCTAGACAAAAGCTTCACCAAATCAGCGGAGTATCATTGCGACAAGCACGTTGTCAAGATGATCTTAGAGACTGCCCAACTGTTATCCACTGCACACCGTGTACTAGATGGTGACGCTAAGGCAGACATAGTAGGATTGTACAAGTGTACACACAAGAACCATCCTTCTGCTGTCTGGGTACGTTCTAACCAAGGTGCTTATCAGTGGACATTCATGCTTTTTGAGAGACTTTGTAAAGAGTATACAAGAAGGTACGACAAGGTACACAAATCTTCCAGACTGTTACCCTTTTTACTTAGCTATCCAGAGAACATAGAGTTTTCTGCATGGGACGCTGAATTAATCCCACCACCCCAGTGTATGCCAGAAGAGTACAAACACGAAGATACTGTCACAGCATATCGTAACTACTACATGGGTGCTAAGAACAGTTTTGCTAAGTGGGCGCACTCTGCTACACCAGATTGGTGGCAAGTTGAAGCAGTCGGGTAAAGTGTTGTGGATCATTATGCACATTGTTACGTGTGTAATGATCTGCATAGGAAACGCTAGAGTAATGGGGTGGTTATGAACTGTTGGCACTGTAACACTGAGTTAATTTGGGGTGGTGACCAAGATATAGATGATGAGTTTTATGCCATGGTTACTAACTTGACTTGTCCTAAATGTGAGAGTATAGTAGATGTCTATTATCCAAAGGAGAAAGAAGATGAAAACATATAATGTAAAGACGTATAGGTCTGTTCTGTTTGAATTAAATCATTGTGTTAAAGCTGAAGATCAGGCATCAGCAATGGATCAATGTATCAACTGGTTTGAAGATGACAGGGAAATAATGGATCATGTCCCAGATTGGATTGACCCAGTAGAAGAGCCAAGATCAGTAGAGATTGTTTATGTAGAGGAGGAAGAAGATGCCTGAAGAATTTGAACATGAGTTAATTGGTGTACTACAAGAACACTATGGTAAAAACTTTGACTATAATTGGGACAGTGAAGAAGATGGATTTTATATCCGACTTAGAGTATGGAAGGAGGAAGCTGATGAGTAATATACCCTTGATACACAAGCAACGCTTGCTACAAAAGATTTACAGGAATGTACAACTTGACAAAAGAGTCTTGACATATGAAAAGAAACCTGTTATACCACATAAAATTGATATAAAGGTATAATTATGCGCTGTATTATTTGTGATGTTAGGTTAGAATTATCCAGAAAGTTAGACATATGCCCAGAGTGCTCTGATGCAGTCAAGCAAGCACTGGAGAGCGATCTGGAGACAACTTGGAACACTTTGTATAAGGAACCAGAAGATGAGTAGTTTAATTGTAATGATACTTAGATTAATCAATAACTTGGAGAAACGCCTACCATGAACAGAGAAGAAGTTTTAATGACTGCTCTGGATTGTATCACAAACGACAGAGCTAACCAGTATGGTAAAGCAGAAGACAACTTTGATAATATATCTAAACTGTGGTCTGCTTATCTCAGAATAGACATCAATAAGCTAGAAGTGGCAATGTTGATGACGTTGGTAAAAGTAGCCAGAACAATCAGTAGTCCAAAACATGAAGATAATTATGTTGACATTTGTGGTTATTCTGCTATAGCTAATGAACTAGCAAAGGAGAAGAAGAATGATTGAAGATGTAGAAATTGTAATTAACTCAATTTATATTAAAC